CCTTTTTCCTTCAGAGGAGCCCCATCTCGTGGACATTCGCGATCAAGAGCAGTATCGGCTGTTGCACAACTTCCGCGCCGCGCGTTTGCGCGAGGATGGCTCGGCGATCTTCGTGGATGACGTGACCTTCAATCCCGAGCAGCACGAAGAGATCGTGGCTGCGCCCGTCGAGCCCGTAGTCGTTGAGTAGGGCCTAGTGGCCACGTACTTCGACTCGACGGGAAACGACAAGCTGTTGCTTGTGCCGGCGGTGCGGACGAACGCCGATTTGGCGAACGTCGCAGCCGAGGCCGAGAAGGATGTGATCGAGCACTACTCGGATCGCTCGCACTACTTCTGGTACACGGCTCGGTATGGCGCGCCGATTGAGGGAACGCCGGAACTCGTCAACGCGAACCTCGGTCTCTACGTCTATCTGCGTGGCTACAAGGTGGACGCGAACGACGCCGCGGTTGATACAAGTCTGAAGGACGCGTTGAAGCGTGAGATCGCCTCGGTCATCGAATGGCGGATCAAGCAGCGGGACGTAAACCTGCTCACGACGAGTGAAGCCGATGGGTCCGGCGAGAGTGTGCAGCTGCGGCCAGACGCGAACGCGGTGTTCCCGCCGGGCTTCGGTCGCCGACTTCGTCGGTTCGATATTCGCGAGCCGGTCTGGGGGATGTGACGAATCGTCAACCCCGCGTCCCGGCCTGGCTGCGTGCCCTACTGCGCAACCCTTGGGCACCGGTGGTCAAACGGGCGGAGCAGGAGCGGCTACGGGCCGCCAACGCCTCGATGCCGAGGAGGTAGACGTGGACACGAACGACCGTGGCTGAACCGTGGGTGACCGTCAGTCTTGGGCCGACGCTCTCGCTGCTGCAACGGATCCGCGAGAAGGCGGCGAACCTCGAGCCGGTCCTGAACGGCCCGATTGCGAACGCGGTCCACAGCTTCTTCGAGAAGCGGTTCGCGACCGAGGGGGAGTACGGCGGGCAGAAGTGGGCGCCGCTTGCCGAGCAGACGCTGCGGTGGCGGGCGCAGAACCATCGGACCGGGATGCCGGTCCTACAGTTCTCTCGCGAGTTGTGGTCGAGCCTCGTGAAGCGGTCGAGTCCGCTCGGGTACCGGATCGCGGACAAGGACAGCCTGCTGATGGGCACATCGGTCCAGCGTGCGGAGAAGCACCAGCTCGGGACGGAGCACATGCCGGCGCGCGAGATCGTGCCGGACGTGATGCCGGAAGCTGATACGCAGGCCTGGGCGCGACTGATCGTGGATTACGTGGAGGAAGCGGCGTGAGGATCGAACTCGTGCGCATGACCGCTGCCTGGCTCATGGACCCGACGTATGGGGTCAATGCGAAGATTCCCGGCGTCGAACGTGACGCGGGAGACGCGGTGCCGCCCGACATAGCGGCGTGGACCCCCGAGGCTGGGCCGGCGACGATCGCCGTGTTCAACGAGGAAGACCACGAGTGGGTGGTCGACAAGAAGGCGCCACCGGCGAGTCCGGCGCTGTACGTGATGGGCGAGGGCGAGATCGAGATGATCGGCGAGGTGATGACGATTCAACGTCGCACCACGCGTGACGTTCCGATCCTGATTCGATACATCACCGACCGGTCGGACAAGGTCGTGGCGAAGCGGGACGGCGAGTACACGGGGCGCGCGATCGTGCGGAGTCTCCGTGAGCTGATGCGGAACGGGAACTTCGCGGCGCGGACGCGCAACAACGTCTGCATCGAGTTCATGGGCAGCGTGTCGTACGTGCCGATGGTGGAAGCGGTGGGCAGTTGTCGATCAATGGGTGCCGTCGTCGCGTTCTACCGCGCGATCGACGCAGCGCCCTGAACCGGAGGAAGCATGCTGTTTGTCGAATTGCCGCGGCGCCCGACGCCGCCCGAGCTCTTGGCGATCAAGGACCCCGACGCGCGCGAAGCCGCGTGCGCGGCGTTTGTCGCCGAAGCCGGGGTGGAACGGTTCGCCGTGCCGGCCGAGATCGCGTCTGATCCGGCGGCCCTGCAAGGATTCGTGGAAGGACAGCTGGCGCGGTTCGCGGCTGAAGCCGAGGAGATCGTCTAGTGAGTTCGAGCAAAACGCAGAACCAATTCGCATTCATGGGAAAGATCGAGACCGCGTACGGTACTCCGATTGCTCTGTCTGCGGCGGCTGACGGTATCCTGCTGGCGGATTTCGCTGATGTGGACTTCAGCGCGTTCCTGAACGACGGAGCACGTGGCCGGGCGCCTGGTGGTGGGACGCGGCAGCGCGTCAAGCCTTCGGGCCGCGTGGGCACAATCTCGTGCCCGTTCGAAGCGATCGGTGGCGGCGCCGCATATAGCGCGTCCGTGGTCCCGAGCCCGCACGTCCTGTTCCGGGCGTCGGGTCTCGAGGCTACCGGCTCGTTCGGCGGCGGCGTCGAAACCTGGAAGTACGCGCCGGAAGTCGGACCGACCGGTCTCGAGGCTGGCACGTTCGAGTATTACGAGGGCGGCCAGAAGTACCCCATCGCCGGCGGCTACGGGTCGATCAGCTGCAGCGTGGACGGACCCGATGTGCCGCGGTGGATGTGCGACCTGCTCGGTATTGGGACGACTCCCACCGATGCGGCGTTGCCCACGATCTCGGGCGGCTATCCGCCCGCGTCGAGGCTCCCACCCAAGGCAGAGTCGGTCGCGCTGACGCTCGGCCTCTTCACCGCCGGCGCCGTGCGCGGCTTCGAGTTCGACTACAGCCGCTCGCACGATGCGGCGCGGAAGAACATCAACTCGGGCGGGCACGCCGGCTACACGCCGGGTGGTCACAGCCCGACCATGAAGATCACGGTCGAGCAGGTCGCGCTCGCCACGGTGTCACCGTGGAGCACGTCGACCACGCTCAATCCGTACGCCCTGAAGGACGACGGGCAGCTGATCGTGTGCTCGCTTGCGGTCGGCGCGCTTCAGTACAACCGCTGGAAAATCTACGCCGGTGCCTCGGCCGCGGCGTTGCAGGCGCAGGTCGTCGACGTGCAGGACGCGTACGACGGCCCGACGCGCCTGTGGGAGATCACGGTCGAGTTCAAGCCGTCGTCGCTGACGCTGGTGGATTCGTTCCAGATCGAGTTCAACTGACCTTTGGCACGCACCGTCAAGGAGATCGCGTGGCTCGCTGGTTTAATTGAGGGCGAGGGGTGCTTGCAGCTGCAGACTGTCTGTTACCCCAGGATAACGGTGTGCATGACCGACGGCGATGTAGTGCGGCGCGCCGCAATGCTTCTTGGCGTGCGCGCTTCGGGTCCTCACCAACGGCGCGACCGCCCCCAGTCTAAACCAGTATGGAGTTGCCGCGTGAACGGGGCACATGCAGCCTCGTGGTTGATGACGTTATACGTTCTGTTCGGCCTGCGTCGCCAGCAGAAGACGCGTGAGATTCTTACCGTCTGGAAAGAGCGTGGTTCCAAATTGCCGCCAAGTCCGTTGAGGGCACTCAACGGTTCGCGTACGTCGGCGGCGTGTCATCCCGACAAGCCGGATAAGGCACGCAGACAATGCGCGGCGTGCTACATGCGGGATTGGCGCATTCGACAAATAAAGAAGGAGTCCGCCGTTGTTCGATGAAGCGCAGTATCTCGCAACCCTTGTGGCGCCGACATACAAGGCTAGAGATGGGAAGCTGTTCGTCGGGGTGATTCTGTCGGCTGATGAAGTTGCGCCGCTTGAAGCGCGACTGCGGGGATGTGGTAAGGACTGGGGCAAGACGCAAGCGGCAATGCGGGCGGTTACGGAAGCGTGTTTTCCGCGCCCTTGGTACAAGCGGTTCGGCCCGAATCCCGTGTGGGCCTACATCAAGAAATTACCGCCACCCGGCCAGGCACAGGCGGTGTGGTCTTTTACAGTTTCTCTAGCGAGCGCCCTCGGTTTGGTGCTGCCGTCGACGCTAGAGACGAAGATCGCGGCCGCAGTCGCGCCGCTCGACGGCCCGCATACGGCTGGATCTTAGCCCGGTTTCATGCTGCTTTTCCCGGTCTCTACTACCGGGCAGGATGGCCGACGCGTGACGGCGTCATTCCGCACAAGCTGTTTGTCCTGTACCTCCGCACGCTCGAATCGCTCGACGCGGGAGCCGAGCTCCAATCCGCCCGGTCCGCCGCCTTAGGCATCGCGCTCGCGATGGACGGTAAAGAGTCCAAGACGCGGCGCGCGGTCAAGAAGTTGAGTAAGCGGGCGTTCCCCGAAGTCCCCAACGAGTAAGGCAGTATGGGCGCTACACGCACCATCGTCGAAATCCTGCTCCAAGCCAAAGACCTGACCGGGCGCGCCTTCACGGGCGCGCTCGGCCGGATCCGTGCGTTCAAGGACTCGATCTTCAGCCTCCGCACCGCGGTCGCGGGATTCGTGGCCTTCGTCACGACCCGCGTGGTTGGGCAGATCGTCAAGGCGTTCGCCGAGCAAGAAGCCGCCGTGATCCGGCTGAACACGGCGCTGCGGGTCACGGGTCGCTACACGGAGGATGGTACCCGGAAGATCCAGGCCATGTCGGAGGAGATGCAGCGCCTCACGACGGTGTCGGACGAGGCGGCGCTCGGCATCTCCGCGACGTTGGCGCAGCTCGCGACGGGCCTCGCGACGGACCAATTGGCCGAGGCGCAGAAGGCCGTCATCGGGCTATCGGAGGCGTTCGGGCTCGACCTGCAGAGCGCGGCGCAACTCGTGGGCAAGACGCTGTCGGGCGAGATGAACGCGCTCGGCCGCTACGGGATCCGCGTTGACGACACGGCGAGCCAGCAGGAGAAGTTCAATCAGATCGTCCGGCAGACGAGCGGCTACTTCGACGTGGCCGTGGGCGCCACGCAGAGCCTCAGTGGCCAGTTTGCGCAGGCGAAGAACGCCGCGGGCGAGCTACTCGAGACGTTTGGCCAGATCATCGCGGAGACGTTCAACCTCAACACGGAGCAGGGGAATCTTCGGGACCGCCTCACCGAACTGAACAAGAGCATCCGCGAGCATGGCGGGCAGTGGGTTTTGGTCGCGAAAGCGATCGTGTCGACGATTGGGAACATCGTCAAGTTCTTCTTCAACGCCGGCCAGATCATCGGCGACACGTTCGTCCTGATCTACTACGGCGGCAAGAAGAACTTCCTCCTGCTCTACAACGCGATCATTGAGGGGTTCATCAACCCACTGAT